CTGAACCTCGAGGGCGAGGCTCTTACCATCTTCACGCGGCCAGCTTCGTGCGTACACTGGCTGTCCCATCGTACCGGCAGCTTCAATGGTATCGGCAGGCGCGACGTAGCTATGGAAGATGTCAGCACCCACTGGGAATGCCTTGGCTTCCGCAGTGACCTGGAACGTGCCATCATTGGCTTCGCCGGAGCTCGTTCCAACCTTGCCGTAATACTCTACGAAGGTGACGCCATTAATGTTAACAGACATCCGACGTTGAGTGCCAGGGGCCATTGTCACAGCGGAAAGGTTCCACTGCTGCAGTTGCTGCAGGTAGAGAGCCTTGACCGTGGCTTGCCCAATCAGGTTGCGGAAGAACGTGCGTCCGCACAAGGCAACGATCCCGGTGTAGGGGGTGCCACCCAATGCAGCTTCGATCTTATCGTAAATCTGCGGTATGACTGTTTCCGCGATCTTTGTGGTTGCAGTGCCCCACAAGAAGTCGAGTTTGTTCTCATCGGTTGCCTGATTGGTCAGGCCGAACTCGGTGTACAGGTCGATGTCAGAATCGACGCTGTCGTCCGGGTAGATGATCTTGCCCATGATGGCCTGATGGCGGCAATACTCGTTGGTCACATCCACGGACCGACGCATGCTAGCGAGCTTACGCCCCACAGCATCAGCAGCGGGAGACACCCCGGACTGGCCAAATGCCCGCACATTGATGACGTCATCTGCCATGACAGCGTCATCCAGCTGGAAGTGAGGTACTTTGAATGGCGTGACCACTCGCTTGCTATCCTGGGCTGGAATGCCGGGTCCGCCACGTGGGGTAGACGGTACCAGGGTCAGCTTGCCTTGAGATTCCTCGATACCAACCAGCGTGGTGGCAACGGGGATCTCGCGGAATAGCCCCATGTCGCCAACCATGGTCGGGGCATGGGGAATCTTTTGGATCGCAGCCGTGAGGCTGTATGCATCGAAGGCGTTCGGGGCGAATACGTCTGTGATTTCTGGCATTTCTATTCTCCTTGTAGCGGGAACTTGGGTTCAATCCCGGGTTAGAATGTTTGGGTCGAGTAGCTGGTTAGATCGCTCTGTGCAACCCTAATGTCAAGGGCAGCGAGTGCAACGAGGGCATCAGCTTTTTCATCAGTCATGTCGTTGTCAGCGGTCTTGAGGCCACACATGTCCGAGTCGATGACCGCAGGCCCGCGAACTAGGGTTAGGTAGTTGCCGGGGGTGGTGCTGATCAAGTCGGCCAGGGCGACGGGCTCGATCAGAATACGGTCGCACGTGGCGCCTACGCCATCGGTGACACCCACTCCACCATCCAGAAACTCGCCGGATACGAGGCCAACAGTGGCATCAGCATCCTGCGTAATTGCCGTCATGTCAAGGCAAAAGTCCCGGTTTACCAACCACTTCAGCCATTCACCTGTGTAAGTCTTTTCACTCATTTGCGTCATGGTTATTGCTCCTTGTTATTAAGCTGGCCTATGCCTTGGGTCCGTATTGATTAGTTACCCACGCCATCACAGGGTTATCACCCGCGGCGGGTACTGCTTGCTGCCCGGTCTTGACCCCAGTCCGAGCAACTATCTCTAATGCCTTTGCTCCAGCCTCTGCGTTCGCATCGGCTAGTGCCTTATTTGCAAGTGCCTCAGCCTTGGCTGTCACAACCTCTGCTTGAGCCGTAGCCAATGCTGCCCGGGCTGCTACAAGGTCTGTCTCAGCCTGAGCATTTACTTCTACACTAGTTCCCACCGGTGCCTCTATTGTGCTCTCTGCCATAACCAACTCCTTCTTTCTAAGCCGTAAAGACTTTCTACTCTTACTCATCTTACGGGCTTTCACGTATTAAGTCAACCCGTTATCATCGGGCGTATCGGAATTAGCAGGTTGTATGTCAACCACCTCTTCACTCTTGGGTAATCCGACCTCATCAAGCAACGCATCCACGTCCATAAGATCCGGGTTGCGGCGTAGGGCATGCTCAACCAGGCGACGCTTCCACAGCATATGCTCCGGGTTAACCGGACCCGCAGTAAGCGTGATAGAATCCGCAGCTTCAGGGGTATATCTGAGAGCGAGGTAAGGCTTGAGAACTTGAGTGTAGAATTCTTCGGTAAGAAAATCATGCATTGCTTCCATCGCGGTGAGGCTGAGATTGCTATGCGCCTCGGCCTCCGCTTTCGTACCGAACTGCCCTTCGAGTACTGCTCGCTCAGGTAGCATGAACGCTCGCACCATAAGCGAGTCGAGGTACTTCTGCCGCGTGACGAAGTCGCCCTGTCGAGCGAGTAGGTCGCTGATGTACTCAAGCTTAAAGTCGGGCGGCAACTGTGCACGCGCCGAGTCCATGAACGCCTCACGCGATTGTGGAACTGCAACGGAGCCTGAGGATTCGAACTTCTTGAGCAACTCAGTAGCGACTACTGAGTTGTCAACCTCTTCACCATTTGCATCAATTTGCGTACCGGTCAGGTACGTCAGTTGTAAAAACGAGCCCGCGATCTTGCGATCATAGCGGGCTGCCCCCAGGTCAGTTTCCCTCCACGAAGTGTAGCTGTCCCGGGCTGTCTCAAGATATCCTTGACCGAAGAACTGGCCTGCCTCGGGCTCCAGCCCAATGAATACGCATGATTCCGGGTCAAGCAATACTGCGTCAGTATTATCCCACAAGCTCGTAGCGACTGCCACACCCATGAACTCCCCTGTGTCAAGAACGCGCACTCGCACAAGATCATTGAGCAAGGGCTTGAGCCTTGGGGTTATGCGACTCTCCCATCCCTCGGGCGGAGTTCCAGTCATGGATGCCTCAAGATCCCTAGGATCTATCTGCAGGTATTGTTCGAAGGCTGCACTGCCGTAGTCATAGAGGCACCTGAGTGCGTGCGACATGAACGCGTACCGAAGGTTATTGATTATCTTGTGGGTCTCAATGAGAACTTCGTCGCTTGCATCGGGTCCCTCGACACTCCACTTGGCTCGGATCAATGGAGCGATAGCAAATCTACGTGCGAGCTGAATAGTGGGCTGCCTCCGCATTTTGCGGTAGTAGCTGTAAGTGGCGGGCAAACCAGGTGAGAGCAGAGTCTCACCCGGGACTTGAGTAGCGACGCTAGTTGTCTGCGAACCTATTCTTGACATTCTTTTACCTCGTGATTAGCCGAGAGTTCATACTTAAATTATACGGGAACTACTTGCGTGTGTCAACCCATGAATTTCCGGGGTTGATAATAACCCGAGAAATTCCCTTAGTCTTTGCACCAAGCGGGGCTATCTTCCACAGCAAGTAGCCGAGTGCATCTGACATATGCCCGAGCGGAGAGCCACTGATAGGCTTGAGTTCTGCCTGCAGCTTCATATCATCGAGCAAGTGTGTACAACTCGGATCGATAAACACCCTGCGTTGTCCCGCGGCGTTGCATAGCATGCGATTCGTGTTCGCTGCCTTGTCAACTATGGGCGGGTTGGATCTCGGGAAGTTAACTATACGCCCGCTCTTGATAAACCCGGGATGTTCTTCGATAGCTACATAATCGCTGCGATTGGCGCTGGTCTTATTGGCCCGGGATGATGCATCGCCCGCGAAGTACCAGCCACCGGTGTGTCCCGGGTAGCGAGTGTACAACGCATCGAGAGCGGCCTGCGTATTGGTGAACCGATCGGCACTGCCCATACGCAGTTCGTCGAACATGTACAGATTCGAGCCGTCCCAATGGCCAAGGCACCATGACATCGCGTGTACGTTGAAGTCGCAACCGACATAGATCTTGCTGCCCTGGTTATACTTGCACGGACGCACAGACTCTTCCGGGCTAAAGCCCGAGAATAGTATGCCACCTGAATCGAGCCACTGTGCATCACCCTGTTCGAGGTAGTCTGCCATCGACAGATCCTCTTGCAGGTCGGTGATCTCGCTGGCTGGTAGAATGTCCGATGATCGCCACCAGAATGCATCGCGGGCCAGACTTGGGTGATCGCGGGCATACTCAAACTTCTGTCTGAATTGGGGTGCGCCAATACCTGTCCGCTTCGGTACACCAATCTGCCAGGTCCACGCACTGTACGTAGAGAGCGTCGGCCTGATGCTCAGCGACCATGCAGAGGGCTTGGTATCGCTTCGCTCGTCTATGATACCACCGCAGTATTGGCTACCCTCTGCACGCATTGGCTTGTCAAGACCGAGTAGCTCTATGCTGCTACCGAACCGGGTTTTGATTATGAGGTGGGTCTCATCCGGTTTGTCGGACAGCCATTCAGCGGGCACCAACGCCTTGAGATCCTCCCACCACACCTTTTCAACCTGAGCGTAGGTCGGGGCACTGGCGAAGTATTTAGGCTTGAGGCAGTTCGCTATGGGCACTGGCAAGGCTCGCACCAGATATCGCTTACCTAACTCGGTTTTACCGGAGCCTCTGCCCGCACACACGAACTTGTGGCGAGCTTGTGAGTTCCAAAGCCTATACTGTTCCGGGTGATGTCGCATTGGCGTCCAGCGAGGTGTTAATATGCTAGGCATCAGATTCATCCCCCTGCTCGGGCTCAGTACCCTCTGAGGATCCCGTATTTGCCCCAGGATCGATTATCTCT